TGTTAAATGAAGTATCACACCACCAAAAAAGGTTATTAGTAAATCTATTGTCCACTTGAATTGTGTATCCATTTTACTATCCATATGCCGAAGTATTTCTCGAGTATCTTTTGCCAGTTCTTCAATTACAGTAATTCGCACTTCATGGTTAAAGAGCTTTTCGTCGTACATTTTGTTCTCTCCAATTTATCGTTTTTATAATAATTTAATTGCATGTAAAAATACTGGCGTGATAATTGATACAAGTATAAATCCTATCATCCATAAAAAATGGCTATCAATTTTTGATTCAATCCTGTTAAATTTGTTATCAATTTTATCAAATGTTGTTTCTATTCTTTTATTCAGTTCTTCCAGCATTCGTATGCGTACTTCTTGGTCTATTAATGATTCTTTCATTTTTTAAACTCCAGTTGATTTAAAGCCAAAAATCTTCCTAACTATGAAATAATTAGTTTGATTATTATATAAACGGCAGAGGCCACTATCAGGGATAAACCAGTTATGATTAGCATTTTGTATTCTCCAATTAATTAATGTCTGGATGTACTATAGCAACATCACATAATTTTGTCTAGCAATTTTATCTATTTTTTTAATTTATTTTGCTTATGCACTCACTTGACTAATACTTGTTCAGTGATGATAATAGGTTTTATCTATTGTTTTTTCGAATGTTAATAAGGATGAACTATCATGAAAGATGGAAAAGATTATGGTGCGGTCGAACATGAAGCATATTGTATGCCTAGCGGCTATAAAGATGTTGTGCGCGAAATGAATGCAGATAGCATGTACCCTGAGTGGAACCGGGCAGCGGACGTGCAAGCTAAGTACCCCGATGCCAAGATGCAGGGCGAAAAGTCCCGTAAACAAGAAATGGGCAAAGTTGGTACAAGTAGATGATTTAGAGGCTCTCACTTAAAAGGATATCGCTATGCATTGCGGCTCACCAACCTACAGGCCCGAGTTTGTCGGGCAAATACGTGAGATGTTTGCGGACGGCTCAACAGTTACGCAAGTAGCTGCAGAAAAACTCAAAATAAGCCGCCGAACATATTATGAGTGGAAAGAAAAATACCCAGACTTTGCGGCAGAAGCAGATCGCGGCGAAGACCTAGCGCTAGCGTATCACGAACGCAAACTGGACGATGGAGCACACGGGCAAATACAAAATTTCCAGTCAGCAGCGAAAATTTTTACCATGAAGGCACGGTGGCGAGACGTCTACGCAGACAGTGCAGGCGAGGACAAAAAGAGCTCGCAAATCGAGGCACTCATCAGCGCGTTAGCAGACAAGTACGAAAAGGACAATGAGTAGATAAAATTATGCCACTCATTATATATATAGATCATCACACGGGGAATAACGGACAGTGACGCTACAAGGATGTTTACATGATACCTGCTAGCCTGCTGAAACTTCTCGACTTCAAGTTTTTTTCACAAAGCTTTTTCAAAATTCGTACAAAGAGCGGAAATATTGAGCTATTCAAACTCAATAGAGCACAACAATATATTTTTGAACGCCTTGAAGAGCAACTCAAAGAGACAGGCAAAGTAAGAGCAATAATTCTCAAAGGCCGCCAACAAGGCTGTTCAACATTAGTACAAGCACGATACTTTCATAAAACAATCACAGCTCGCGGCATTAAAACGTTTATCCTGACGCATGAAGGGCAGGCAACGAAAAATCTGTTTGAGATGACTAAACGGTTTTATCAGCACTTACCCAAAGGTTTAGCCCCCAGAGCAGACAGAGACAGCACTAAAGAATTGAATTTCTTAGCACTTGACTCAGGCTACTCTATCGGTACGGCAGGAAACAAGGGCACAGGACGGTCACAAACCGTACAACTACTCCATGGCAGCGAGGTGGCGCATTGGCCTAACGCTGATGAGCACGCGCAAGGACTCTTTCAGGCTGTCGGCGACCAACGCGGCACAGAGATAATTTTAGAGTCAACAGCAAACGGAATCGGCAATTTTTTTCACAGCTCATGGGTAGCAGCCGAGCAAGGCAAGTCCGATTTCCAAGCGATTTTTGTCCCTTGGTACTGGCAGCCAGAATACAGGGCATTCTATCAGCAAGACCACGCAGAAATAACACTCACAGACAATGAGACTGCGCTATTGGATGCGTACTCAACCAACGGCATGACACGCGAGCACCTCTTCTGGCGACGGTTTAAAATCGGTCAATTTAGCCAAGACTTTGACGAAGGTGTAAAGCTATTTAATCAAGAGTATCCATCTTGTGCAAATGATGCATTTTTAAACCCTGTTGATGATACATTTATCTCGACAAACTGTGTAGTTGCAGCACGAAAAGCGAACTTGACGATTGACAAGGACCTGGCATTAATTATCGGGGTAGACCCGGCCATTGGCGATAATGACCGCTGTGTAATCATAAGGCGCAAAGGGAGAGTAGCGTATGGAATTGACATATTGCGCAATCACAATACTATGGAGCTGGTAGGCAAGCTCAAACGCATTATCGATGATGAGCGACCTATCAAAGTATTTGTTGATGTTATTGGCATAGGGGCTGGCGTAGTAGATAGACTCAAAGAAATGGGCTACAACTGCGTTGAGGGCGTTAATAATGCGCGTACAGCAAACGACAAAGAGACATATGCAAATGTCCGGGCTGAATGTTGGGGCGAGATGAAAACCTGGCTACAGGGCGAACTACCTGTACAAATACCTGACAAGGACGATTTACATAGTGACCTATGCTCGCTGGGTTATAAATATCGCAGCAATGGACAGCTTTTAATCGAGTCTAAAGATGCACTTAAGGCACGTGGAATGCCTTCTCCAGATATTGCCGATGCCCTCGCAAATACATTTTTCATGGGTCAAAACATTGGGGCTAGTAGTTATCAGCCCACGTTTATACCCAAGGCTCACCAAGGCATGTTTATATGATGCTGACTGACATACAAAAATACAAGTCCATACTCACAACCGATGAGTACCGTGCATTATTACTGCGTTACGGCCACATTAATGACGACCCAAAATCATTCGCGCAAATTGGCAGATTACTATACAATAACGCTCAATATGGACAAAATAAAACGGTATCAGCAACCAGGGCTGTGCAAATTGTCAAAAAAGCACTTGCCAAAATTAAGGCATATGAGGGTGTAACTTAACGGTAGACTGGGGGCACGTTCAACCCTCGGGTGCAGGTTCGACTCCTGCCGCCTTCAACATTTTTAAAAGGTATTTTATATGGCTACATTTGACCCTGATTTTACAAGCGACCTTAAACAGCGCATCGAGAAGTGGCGCAACCACTGGAAAGACAACGACGACACGTACAATGAGATGACGCAATTTGTATGGGGTAATCAGTGGTTGGATGATGAAGCACGTGTCTTTGAAAACTACAAAAAAATACCGCTGACATTTAACAAGTGCGCACCACTTCTTAATGCCCTTTGCGGTGAGCAACGAGAAAACACACCATCGTTACAAGTCTTTCCGAGCGACGATGTCGACGAACAAACGGCCGAGATAAGAGAAGCACTGGTCAAAGATATTACACTTGATAGTGATTCAAAAGTCGTATTTCAAACGGCGTTTCAGTGTGCAGCAACCGGCGGTTATGGGGCGTTCAGAATATGTACAGAATATGAAAGTGATATGTCGTTTCATCAGGTTGTCAGGTTTAAAAAGATATTAATGCCGTCAACCTGTTACTGGGATATGTCATCAGAAAACGAATGCAAAACGGACGGCATGTTTGCAGGTTTTGAAGTGCGCGTTAGTAGAGAAAAATTCAAAATACTATATGGCGAGGAATTGGAAAAGGATATGCATCCTGACCAGGTTGGAGATGGTACAAATGCCAAGGTGTTCAACGATGATGACTCTATAAGTGTAATTTATGACTATAGTCGAGAGTATAATACCGAGACACTGCGCATGTTGTCCAACGGTCGTACAGTTAGTGAAAAAGAATTCAAAGAGCTTGTTGAGGTTGAAGTAGATGGTCAAAAGCTCCTGGTAGATAACGGCGAGATGCTCACGGTTGAAGACAAGCGTGACGTTCCACGCTACAAAGTTATAGCAAGAGTGTGCGCAGGCGAATATATACTGGAACAAGAAGAATTCCCAAGCCAACAACTGCCGGTCGTATTCGTTGACCAAAACTCATTTTATGACAAGCAGGGCAAGCAGATTATCAGACCTTTTTTAAAAGATGCAAAAGACGCGCAACGTTATATAAATTATCTGGGCACACAATCCGCATACTTGCTTAAGATTAGTCGATATGATCAATTTATGCTTAGCAAGGAAAATGCAAGAGGCAATGATACCCAGCAAATATGGCGAGATCCTTCAAATGTTCAGGGCGGCTTGTTATATGATGAATCAAAATCAGGCGCTAAACCGGAATCGTTGCGGCCGCCAGAATTGCCGCAATCGTTAGTAACGCAATACGAACGCGCTCTAAATGATATCCAGTCATCAACTGGTATGTATAACGCGCAACTCGGTGAACAAGGCAACGAAGTATCCGGCACAGCCGTGAAAGCACGTACCAAACGTGGCGCAAAAAATACTTATATCCCCTATGACTCTCTAAATCGTGCAATTGCTTGCGCTGGTCAAATAGTAAACGAAATGATACCAAAATTATACGATACTGAAAGAACAGTCAATCTAAACATGAAAGACAAAGGCATGACACCAATAACCCTGAATAAGGGCATGGATGCATACGGCGGCAAGATAGAGAATGACATGACAAAAGGCGAGTATAAAATCAGACTATTGCCAGGCCCGTCATGGGAAGGACAAAAAGAAGAGGCGCTGGAATCCATGCAAGCTATCATGCAAGCAAATCCTCAAGTTTTCCCTATGATTGCAGATTTGTACGTCGAGAATCTCCCATTAGCAAACAGTTTGGAATTACGCAATCGCCTTCGAACAATGGTGCCACCGGAAATAATACAAGCCGGCAAGACAGGTGAACCACCACCGCCCAAACCACAACAACCCGATCCACAAGCGATTGCAGCACAACAAGCACAACAAGCACAAATGGCACAGCTTAAGATTGCCGAAAAACAACTCGAACTACAACAGCAAAAACTACAAATGGATGCGCAAGCAAAAAGTCAGGAGATACAATTAAAATGGCAAGAACTTGAGGACAAGCGCTTGCAAACAGCTACTGAACTTCAGGAGATGGAGCTTAAATATATGGCAGAAACCGGCCGCACCGAAACAGATATGAACATAGCTCACGCCAATAACATAGTTAAGATTTTAACACATAAAGGAAACCAGAATCATGGCATTAACGAATATAGATGAAAAATTGCTTAATCTTCCGCCATTAGAAAAACAACCAGAAACGCCTATGGAAAATGAAAGCCCAAAGATAGAATATGTTGAACCGGAAGATAATGCACCCGAACAACACGTGGAGACGTTACAAAATGAGGCGATTGTTGCGCAAAATCAAGATAAAGATATCAATGATAATGATGAAACTGACGATTATGGAATTAAAGCTGAAAAGAAAGAAGAGCGCGTATTTAAACAATCTGAAGTCGAAGAGATGGTGCGTGAAAGACTCCATCGGGAGCGAGAAAGATTAGCCCGTGAACAGGCGCAATATCAACAACCTATGCAGCAACAAGCCCAGCAAGAAAAGTTTCAGTACAACGATGAATCAAATGATACATGGGAAGTTCAATTAGAGCGATTCATTGACAAGACTCTTGAGCGCCGAGAATCACGATTAACAGAGCAAAACTGGCAAGCACAAGAACAATATAACCAGGCGCAATTTGAAGTTAAATTCAATGCAGGGGCGGCAAAATACAGTGATTTTGAATCCGTGGTCATGGGTAAATCCCTTACACCATCGATGGTGCTGGCAACACGTGGTATGGCCGATCCGGCAGCTTTTGTCTATGCAGCGGCAAAATTGCAACCGCAAGAGCTGGACAGGATATCTAAAATTAACGATCTCTATGCGCAAACGTTAGAGCTGGGACGGCTCGAGGAGAGGATGCGCAAGACTACAAAATCCACAAGTACGGCACCAAAGCCTATCAAAGCTGTCACAGGTGATTCTGGCCATAAATCGACGCAAAGTATGACAATAGAACAAAAGATACAGCATGATTTAGAGCGAAAATTTAAACGAGGTTAATAATTTGGTATCGAGAGGTTATCAGGAAAAGAATGGCCTCTCGATAATGGCATGTAATTGGAGATTACAGGTGTATTTAAGCGCTTTCGTGTTTTAAAGTCAATAATTCAAGTTTCGTCAACCACTTCCCATTTATCAGATAATATCATCCAGGTTGGCAATCCCCATGAATTTTTATCAGTGTTTGGAATGCCGTGCTCATCGAGACACACCAGGCCTAACCAATTTGTATTATGAATTAACTTACCATCATCACCAAAATACGAGGGTAAACCCATTTTGCATATCATCCATTTACCAGCCAGGGAACTATCTTTAATATCTGTATCATTAAGATAAACTGTTTTACGTTCCCGCATTAATTGTAATGCTTCTTCAAATATCATTTTTCTACCTTATTAACGTTTAATAAACACTCTAATCATTTTATTTGCAATTATATGCAAAAAATGAATACATAACCATAATCTGGTAGCCAATTTATAATAAACGGATTATATTATAACTAGATGCGTAGTTTTAAGCCGGCACCATCTGCGGCAAATTCAGTGCGTAATTATGTCTTCCGCTGGACAATGTGTAATAGGTGACCAAACGGTCTGTATTTATATTGTTCAAAGGATTGTCAATTATGGCTAAAAATCAGTTTCAAACTACGCAATATATCCTTGATGAAGTATTTATTCGCTTTATCAACTATCTGAACTTTGCAAAAGTTGCAAACAGGAATCTCGAAGGCGACTTTAAAAACCTTAAATATGCTACTGGACAAACGATAAATTATCGCTTGGAAGAACGTTTCTTAACAGGTCGTGGTGCCACTGCAAATGAAGAGGCATTAGTACAAATTATACGCCCTCTTACTATCGATACCCAGTTTCATACAATGGTCGCATTTAATGGGATGGAACTCACATTTGACCGCGCTCGTGACCAACCCTATCTCGATATGATGTTGAAACCACGCGCCAAGTCCATTGCAAATAATGTGGAGCAATTTATCGCTGAAGAAAACTTCCAGTTACAAGTTTATAACGCAGTTGGTACACCAGGCGTTCCCGTAACGTTTGATACCATCACATTGGCTGATGCGTTTATGACTGAATTAGGTATACCCGAAGATGGTAACAGGTATGCCGCCGTTCCACCACGTATAGCGGCCGCCCTTGCGAATGACCTGTACAGTACATTTAACAACACAGTAAACCGTGGCGCTCTCATGGATGGCTTTATCGGTCATTTATCCGGCTTTGATTTCTTCAAGACGAACTTCTTGAAATATCAAACGGCAGGATTAGGGCAAACAGGTGGTACGCCTCCTGCTGGATATAGTCTGGGTGGAGTCGTGACCAATGGCCCAATTTATGGTGGTAATACCATTAACGTTAGTGGTGTTGTAGCAAGCAGCCAGGTATTTAATGTCGGCGATATTATTACTGTATCACCAACTGCCGGGGTATATGCGGTTAACCCACTGAACTACAATGCTTTGCAACAAACCGCGCAATTTGTGGTTACTGCCAATGTCGTATCCACTGTTGGTGGTACAGCATCAATTCCTGTTAATCCGACGATAATTGTTAGTGGTGCGCGTCAAAATATTTCTGCGCCCATTCCGAATGGTGCACAGCTTTATTTAGCTAACTCCCACAACGTAAGTTTGGCATTCCACAATCAGGCAATTGTATTTGCAGCTCCTCCTATTACCGAATTGAAAGGCGGTATTGAAGCAGTTACCACATACTCAGACTTGTACAAAATGGCTATGACTTACTCACTCGGTGCTGATATTCGAAACTATGTACAATTAGACCGAATAGACGTGATTGCAGGGGTTTCAATTAATCCAGAGTTTGCATGTATGATTATGTCGTAATTTGATTAATAGCAACCCACAATAAAATCGTGTGGGTTGCAATTTTAGTACGGGGAAATAATGCAATTATCAGATGACCAGGTTTTATATAATGGACGATGGGTGCCAAGAAAACCATTTCGCGCATTCGTTTATAAGGGTGATGAGCAACGGCTAGCCACTGATTATGACGATTTTTCAAAACTGATTTCTTCGGGGATTTGGCATATAGATAAAGAGGCCGCTCAAAAAGCATTGGAATCTGAAGAGCCTTCTGCAGTTGTCTCTATCAATGACAAGGGGCACAAAAAATGCCGGAACCAAGCCAATCAGTAAAGGGTTTTGTAATTGATTCCTATCAGCTTATCAGTGCATCATCACCAACAGTACCATTACAGGGGGATGATGTTCTAAAGGGCGTCCAATTTCTTAATGAACTTATGGCTGCCTATAGCAGCTCTGGCTTAATGTTAACCATAGCACAGCAGGTGGACTTTCCATTAAGCATCGGCGAAGGTGAAATTACATTTGCAGATGCAACCTATACGCCAGCCGCTACAGTACAAATAGGTCGTTTAGCCAACCTGGAAAATGCATGGGTAAATCTTGAGGGTGTTGATTATCCGCTGATTGATGAATCTCGACACGACTTTTTTTCAGCTTATAAATATTTTCCTTTGCAAGGCTTGCCGCGCTATATCATTGTAAAGCCACAAACAAACGTGACTACCGTACAGATATTCCCGGCTCCAAGTCAATATTATCAAATGTTCGTTTACGGTAAATTTCAGTTCAGTTTGTATACTGAAAACTCTGATATGTCTAATTTGCCTACTTATTATATTCAATATTTGCGA